TTATTTTATTACCTCCAAAATTCTACTGAACGTACTCTCATGAAATGAGTATAATCCAGGGTTATTTCTCTTCAAAGGCTGGATAATTTTAGTAACAATTTCTTTTAAGGACATATCTGAAATTTCAAGCCAAAAGAAATCGTTCTTAGTGTAGTTGTAAACACAATCAATTTCTCCGTGATTATAACATACACCCCAAATCTCACCTTGATACTGATAAACTAGGATCTTATCATAATAAGAAATCTGTAATTCAATCGGACGTTTGCGCCCAAGTTCCGTATATCCCATTACTCAATACCTCTTGCTTTCTTCGCATCTGCGATAATCTTATGAGCTTCCTTCAATCGATCAGCTGGAATGCTTTCAGGTTTATCAACACCCATTTTATCGATGAACCATTTTCCAATTGTTGCAGCAGGACTCCCTGTAGCTTCAGCCATATTTTTGAGTTCTGTCCGAATGGCTTTAGCCTGTTCTCCCGTAATGGTTTTGGCTCCGTTACTTTTAGCTGGAGAATTGGCCGATTGCTCTTGCTTACTATTTGTTTTTTGAGCTGGTTTTTGCGACGTACGGCCTGCTTGGCTATTCTGATTATGATATTCATCCGTATCAGGATCCTTGTTGTCATCAATCATAAAGAGTCCGTTTAGCGCGTATTTACGTGCATAACTTGAAGCTGCCCCTGTAACCTGACTACCATCCATCCCTTTTTTGCTATCATCTTCTCTAGCATATGCTGTAGTCCCAATAGTTTCACCAACCGCATAAAGAGTCGCAGTTGCTTCAACATAGTACCTGTCGCCAATTTGCACAATTCCATCTTGCAAAATCAACACCGCATCATGTTCCTGCAAGATTGGCTTCAGCGCTTCTAAGATGTCCTCAGCGCTCCGATAGCTATACTTCCCAAAACTGTTATACTGTCCTTTTGGAGCAACTAAACTCTGCTGAATACTCTGCAAAGTGATAAAAATTGAGGATTGTTGTTTTGTTACCATAAATCCCCCTTTTATAAACTTCTCAATAGGTCAAACAAATCAATATTTTTATTCTCACGCTCGATTTTTTGAACTTCTCCACCATTTGGATAAGTTAGATCAAATGTAGCCTTAACCCGAACAATCTCCATTCCGTGTACTTTAGCTAATGCTTTTAGAGCTGTTTTCTGTTCAAGATAACAATCATATGGCATTGTAAGAGCGCCTCGAATATCATCCACAAAACCGGCCTGAGTAGCCAATGAAGAACGTTTGTTCTTGAGTTCATTTAAAAAATGTCCGCTTTGTTTGTCACGCATTACAATATAATCACTTGAAAGTTTCATTTTGATTCTCCTTAAAAATAAAATTCAATGACACGCACGTCATGTTGTTGACGGCTGCCTGTTACTCGCCATAAAAGTTGGCGATAATCGTCATAATCTCCATCAGATGGATTAACAGGGTCTAGGACCACAATAGTTTTAAATTTATGCTGAAGGCCATCAACTCCTACACCCAAAACCTGGCTTGTAGCAACCACATTTGTCTGTTCAAGAGAGTCCTTCTTGTCTCCTGTCCAAATACCAATTTCCGGGTGTCGCTCTCTGATAACCTCTACAATCTGCTTGGATTTGCTAACTATCAACATGTCTGTCTTACTGGCCAGCAGAAGATCCAATTGAAGTAGCATTGGAGTATCTGCATTAACTGCTTTCAACTTTGGAAAGTCAATCTCAAAACCTGTCTGAGTAAGATATCGTTCAAAAGTCTTTCGACCAAATGTTTGTTTGGCCATGGCATATTTACCATTTTTCCCAACGATGTTCAATTTCCTAAATTGTTCTAATTCCTCCGGATTAGCTGTTAGACACCAGATAGGTTCAAAGACAACCTCAAATCCGTTGTTTTCTTCAGCTTCCTCAATAGCTTCTACTTCTTCCCAGCGGAAAAAATTTGGCAGATTACTTACATAGCTTTCATAATCTCGGAAGTCATCCCACTCTTGCTTAGAATAGCTGAACTTGGAATACTTCATCTTGCCGTGGGCTAGTTGCCAGTTTTCTTTTTGGTTAGGATCAGCCATCCCAAAAAATGTTTTTTCTAGAGGGTAGAAGTTTTGCCCCTTCTTCCTGATTGGGGTTGCAGATAGTCCAACTGTATAGCCACGTTTGATCTTGCGATAAGCCTTCACGTTGGCATCACTAGACATGTTCTGCCACTCGTCAATAATGAACACATCGCACTCAACAGACTCACCACTTGCAAGTTTGTTCTGCAATCTGCGGTCCGTCATCGTTTCTAATTCAAAATCAGTGTTGTATCCTAGATTTTGATAAGTGCTATTCCATCCGTTCAGGATAGCTAGTCGATTATTGATAACCAGGACCTTTTTTGCTGACTTGTGCTTTGCTATTTCAAAAGCACAGATAGTTTTACCACGCCCTCCATACGCCTCAAGGAAAATACCAGGGCAATTACGGTCGCTCCGTTTAACTGCTTCAGCTTGCCATTTGCGTAATTCGATTGCCAATGTCTACAATCACCTCCTCGATGTCATTCCGTTGGGCATAAAATAGCCCAAGCCTTGCAGCTGCCCTCACATCGTTGTGGTGGCTTTTTTCAAAGGACCATAACCCAAGAGCTTTCAGCAAGTCATTTGGTATATCCGTCTGATAACCTGCGTTACGCTGCAGAACTAAGTCCGGATAACATAATTCGATGGCTGCAATGGTCTCAACTACTGAGTTGTCCCTGGAATAATCATTGTCCCTAACCTCAAATTTTTCAACGACCACTATGTCAAATTCAAGACTTCGGCCAATCTCTTTAAACCAGGCTTTGAAGTTTTGAGCACCATAAGGGACCACCCAATAGTCAACAAGTTTTGCATTATCCAACAAGACAATCCCTGTTGTGCTGGTTTCAATTTTATTACTGCTTGGATCAATAGCTAAAATTTTCATCAAACACCAACTTTCTCAGTCAGCACTCCTGAATAAAGGGCTGTGTTAAACCAATTTTGTTTATTTACCTTTGCAAAGGCAAATAGCGCCTTAATTTCTTTTGCTTGTTTTTCGAATCTTCGAATATCTTCCTCCGATTCAAAAATAGGTTTTTCCTTGTATTTAGCGACTGTGACCAGCTTGTACTCTGGAGTGAATACTGGCTTTTCATTTCCTTGATCAAGATTTGTTTCGTCTACTTTTACAAAACGAATCGCAACATCAAATAGAAAACCTTCAGTAACAAGCACTTCAATTGATTCTGGTCCAATCACAACTGCTAGTGAATCCGTTACTCGGGTTTTGTTCATCAATTCCATTACTTAATCCTCAAACTTCTACTTTCTTGCAAGGTAGCACCCTTGACTTTCTTACCTGCATTCAGCAATTCCTTGATAGCATTTTTGTCAGGTTTTTTTGCAATTACAAAATATTTCTTAGGTAGCAGATCCTCATCCACAATGACTGAAGGTTGATTTTTTGCCATATAAACAGTAAAAAGTAACCCCTTAACCTTCTCATGTCCGGTGATTTCAAAAGCACCTTGCAAGCCAGTTTTAAGCCAAGTGATATCGTTGTCAAGTGACTTATATCTTGCTGTTAAACGGTCAATCTCTTCCTTGAGTAACTTCTTATCTGCTTCTTTGTTCTTGATTACCTTGACTGTGTTTTCAACTTTCTCTTCAAACTGCTCAGTCCAATCAATTGATTCCAGTGTGTCAGTCTTTGTTTCTTCGTCTAACCCTTCCATATCATTTATCCGTTTAAAGGTTCCTGTTAGTTCATATAGTGTTGCCATTATTTCGTAACCTCTTTCATTAGTTTATTTGCTTCTTTAATCAGCAAACGCATAACGTTGCTATCCGTTTCTTTCTCTGCTGCTCTTGTCAGCATATCCACCCACTCACGTCTGTTGTCATTCTTCCAATCAACCAACTCGGTGAGTTCCGTTGTGTGATTAAAGTAAGGCGAGTAGTCGTATGACTTATCTTCCAAGCGAACGCATCTGCCTGCCTTGATATCTTTGGCTAAGTTCGCTCTCACATTACTATTTGTTGTACCAACAACCTCGGCCACTTCGTCACATGAGGCAGCAGGGTGCTCTCTATAATATTCCCTGATTCGTTCAGCTTGAGTCATCTTTCTACTCCTTAACTAGCCCCACAGGTGGCTCTACATCATAAGTAAATTGCTTATCTGAATTTCTCAGATTCATGCGTGCAACATTGTTAGCTATGAGCTGGCGCTCTTGCTGCTTCATTTCAGCATGCTCATCCAGTGTATTCACTAGCGACCATAGAACAATTCCTATGATTGTTACGAAATAAAGATATTCCATCATTTTGTTTTCTCCTTCTCCTTGTAGATTGCTACGATTTTCTTCAAGTCTGCGATTTCTTGATTCGCTTCTTGAAGTTTTTCTTGTGTCTCAATAAGTGATTGATTGAGGTCCAGAGCGACCACTCTCCAGTCCAGATTGGTTTCTCGGACCTCTTCCGAAAAGTAGTTTTTAATTCTTGCTAGTAGGTTCATCCGATTGACCTCATTTTCTTGTTTTTCAACATTTCTTTTTTCCAAGCTTGAGTCCCACGATATTGCAGATATTCGTCAAAACCTTTGATTGTGACAAGCTGGCCATCATTTCTAAGATGTTTCTGTTGGCTAGGTAGCTTCTTCATCTCTCGTCTCATGTCTCCTGCTTGTCGTTTTGAGCATCCGAAGATGTGTTCTAATTCTTCATCATTAGCCGAAACCTTTTCGATGATCACATCTTTAATTCTTACAATTTCAACTGCTTCCATTTTTGCTCCTTTCGTGTTATAATTTGATTAGTTATTTTTGATAAGCGCCTGACTTCTGTTAGGTGCTTTTTTTATCTACAATTCTGCTATAATAAAAGCAGAAAGGAGTTAACCTTATGACTTTTAAAGAATATTTGACAATAGCAAGTAAACGCGACATCTACGATGATGGTAAAGATTTTGATTTTGAAACCATCTTTGCTAGAGAAATATTACGTTATGCACACGATTCCGAACTGGAAACCAAAACAGGTTTCTTTCGTCATCTTGAAATCATGAATGTTGATTCGTGGTTTGTTGAACTCGCTCGCTTAATTTATCAAGATTTTGAGAAATCAATTTCAGATTCTCACTGACCGAAACAGGTCTCCTTTGATATGGTGGCCTAAGAAAATTCCCATTATTAGAGATCGACTTGATAAGTTTATCAAGATGGTCTCTTTCTTTTTCCAGAACTCTAATAATATCCTCCATTCCTTTTCTCCTTTCTTATTTTTTGTTTCTAGTTATTTACGAAATTTTCGTATTTTTTCCCTAAAAAAATATCATCGAATTTCACATTGAAAAAAAACATGTATTTTTTCAATAGCTGATAACCAATATCAGAGCTATCTTTTTCTAATCTAGCAATTGTTTGACTTGAAACTTCAAATTTTTCTGCCAACTCTGCTTGAGTAAGTCCTTTGTTGATTCTCATAGCTTCTAAAGTCCACTGCACGTTTCTACCTCCTTATTTTTCTATTTGTTCCTCGCAATTCTGCTATAATAAAGCTAGATTTGTCTTGTCACTATATGGATATCGTTTTGGTTTCATTTCCTCACCCCTTTCAAATATGGTATAATCAAAATAAAACGATTGGAGAAATCTTATGATATTTCAAGTGAAAGTAAATTCTTCTGTTTCTAGACCTGTAACCGTTGAAGACATTTGCCCAAATTGTAAAAAACCAACCAATCCAGATCTTGTGAACTCTTCTTATTTTTCTCTTGGAGAAAATAAAACAAGCTTAGTATTAACATGTAGATGCTTAGGTTGTAAGCACTTTTGGACAGAGGAGTTTATAGCTACAAGATTTTTAATCAATGACTATACCGAAAAATACGAAATTGAACATATCAAAGTAATCCCTAATCTTCCGAGCGATATACCTATATCTGACGATGTAGAGATAGTTTCTCCAATTGGTAAGCAAATCTATGTCCAAGCACTGAAAGCTGAACACGAACAACTAGACCACATTGCAGGTATTGGATACCGTAAGGCGCTTGAGTTCTTTGTTAAAGATTTCTCCATTGTTACAAATCCTGATGATGAAGATAAAATCATTAAAATGTCATTAAAACAAGTTATTGAAAAATATATCAAGGATGAAGACCTTAAAACATTTGCGCTTGCATCTGCTTATATCGGTAACGATGAAGGTCATTACTATAGAAATAATCCTGATAAAGGTTTTACAGACCTAAAGAACTACCTACACGGAGTTATTCACTACATGGAAATGAAACTCAATTTCCTTGATGCTCAAGAGCTTGTGAATCGTTCAAAGAAATCTTAGAATCTAACTCATCCACTTTTTCAGCAATATATGTCACGGTCCTCAATATTTCATTGAGGGCTATTCTTTCTAGTTCATTCATCTTTCTTCTCCTTTCTCCTTTTTTTGCTTCAAGAGCAACAGCCTGCCAGGGAGTCGAACCCTTGTGCTACCGATCAGGCTACATTCATTTTGTCCTTCATTCCTGCGAACGCTGCATCAAAGCGAATGTCATCGATTTCGTCTTGAGTGAAGCCAGCATCAAGAAGGTAACGCTCTTGGCGTTCGATCTCTTCTGCCAATTCTGTCCATCCGAAAGCGAACTGACGGCTGTTGTTCCAGAATGATTCAAGCTGACCATAGAGGAAGCGTTCCTCGTATGTATTTTGAAGCAAGGTTTCTGCAACCACTGCTTTGAAGATGTTGATGGCTTTCTCGTTTAATGTGTTCATGTTGTTTCCCTCCGGTTTATTTTGCTCTTGGATCAATAACTAGGAGGGGAATTGCGCCCCTCTACGCTACCCTAGTTTCTTTAGCTTCTTCAACCTTTTCAAGAACTAAGATTGTAAGAGCCATTTCCTGAAAATCTTTGTCGTCAAATCCGATAACGTCTCCGTAAACTCTGATGGCCGTCAGTAGTGTGTTGTACAATTCGTACATATCATCTGACGATAGTTTTTCACGATCTAGGATTTCTCCTAATTTAAGTGAGCGTTCTCTGCGGTTCTTAACTTGTAAGATTTCTTTTGCTAGTGCGATTTGTTCTTGTGTTGTAAGTCCTTTATTCATTGT